AAGCTGGCTGAGGATCAGGCGGATGCGCTGCGCGAAGCCTATGATCGCCTGGATAATTTCGCCGAGGCGGTGGAGCACATGGCCATGGCCACGTTTCGCGGTTTCGCCCACCTGGAAAAGCACGTGGACGCCACGGGCGCTGTGACGCACCTGGAACCGCTCGATCATTGGAACGTGGTCCGGGACGGCTTGCGCGGGGAGTGGAAGTACAATCCGGATGCGCGCTCGACGACGTTCGAGGGGATCCCGGATGAATTCCTGCTCGATCCCGCGCGATGGATCATCCGCGATACGAAGCGGCACGTGAACCGGATCGGGCTGATCAAGTTCATTCGCCAGAATCTTTCGCAGAAGGATTGGGATGCGTTTATCGAAATCTATGGCATCCCTGGGGTGATCATCGTCGGGCCGCCAAATATCGCGCCGAACAAGGAAGCTGAGTACGAAGCGGCCGCGAAGGATGTTGCGGAGGGCGGCAGCGGTTATCTCCCGAATGGTTCGACGGCCACGACGAGCGACGGGCCGCGCGGAGTCAACCCGTTCCGCGAGCACCTGAGGCACTTGCAAGAGCAGCTGATCCTCGCGGGCACTGGCGGGCTGCTGACAATGCTCACGCAAAGCGGCTCAGGCACGCTGGCGGGCAATGCCCATCAGGAAACGTTCGATCTGATCGCGCGCGCGGAGGCGCAGAAGATTTCGGAGCGGTTCCAAGAGTCTCTCGACGCTGAGGTGCTCGAAACCAATTTCCCAGGCAAACCGCAACTCGCGTATTTCGACCTCGCCGGCGGCGACCAGGTCGATCCGGGCGATGTGATCGATCAGGTGCAGAAGCTGTCGATCGCTGGGTATCGAGTGGACGACGATGAAGTGAGCGAGAAGACAGGCTACCAGGTTGTGCCCCAGGCCAAGCCCGATCCTGATCTTGATCCCCAGGCGAAGCCTGGACCCTATGCGGTGCCTGGACAGGGCAAGCCTGGACCCTATTTGCGGAATCGGGCGGCGACGATGGGCGAGACGTTGATGGTGACTGCGCGCGACCTGGTCGCGAAAGCGGTTGCAACGGATTTGCAGCCGCTGGTCAAGCGGCTTGAAAGGATCTTGCAGATCGAAGATCCGGAGCTGCTCAGATCCAAGCTGGAGGCGCTCAAGGCTGAGCTGCCGCAGATCCTCAAGGATATCAATGGCGATCCGGCCGCGGCGAAAGTCATGGCGGATACGTTCAGCGCGGCGCTGCTGAATGGGGTGGAGGCGGCGAGGCAGATCAAGAACCGACGAAAGCGGAGGGGCTGAGGAGGCGATTACGATTACGATTACGAGGGAAAGATAGGATTACGAGGGAAAGATAGAACTGCAGGTACTATATATATGCACTTACCATTTTTTAACCGAGACGCGGCTACGGGCGCTTTTGTGCCGCCTGCCGATGGGTTCTATCACCTTGCACCGAAAGGTGAGTATCCACACCCGGAATCGGGCCTGGTCCAGGTGATCGATGATGAATCGATTGTCGCGATGCTCAACAGGTTCGGTGAGGAGTCGAAAGCGCCGAACTTCCCTGGGTTGCTGGTGGACTTCGAGCATTTCTCTTACGACACGGATAAATCGTCCGAGGCGGCGGGGTGGATCACCGAGATGCAGAATCGCGCGGATGGCCTCTGGGCCAAGGTCCGCTGGTCCGACCAGGGCGAGGCCGCGGTGAAGAATGGTCGGTATCGATTGATTTCGCCGGTCTGGCTGCCGACACACGTGCAGCAGCTCGGCAATAAACGCGTGCGCCCGCTCCGGCTGGATACGGCCGGGCTGACGAATGCACCCAATTTGAGAGGGATGGTCCCTCTCAGCAACCGCGCGGAGTCGAACGACCCGGCGGACACCAAAACCAAAACACAACCAATACCAAAACGCATGAAATCATTATGCACAGCGCTTGGTCTGTCCGCTGACGCGTCCGAAGATGCCGCGCTCGCGGAACTGACCAAGCTCAAGAACCGGGCAACGACCGCCGAAGCGGCGCTAGAACCCGGCAACGCCCGAGTCAAGGAGCTGGAGACGGAGAACACCACGCTCAAAAATCGCACCGCGGAAATGCTCGCGGCCGTCGTCGAGCAGGACCTGGTCAAGTACTCGAACCGGTTCAAACCGGAATCGAAGGAGGCGTGGAAGAAGCAGCTCCTGGCCAACCGGACCGGCACGATCGAGTTGCTCGAGTCCCTGCCTGAACCGAAGGCCGAGGAAGAGGGCGAGGAGAAAATCCTTCCGATGCACAATCGCGCAAACGCGAAGACGCCGCTGGGCACGCCTGGCGATGCCGGGAAAGCCAAGGAAGCTGCGAAGGCGAAGGCGATCTCCAATCGGGCGCAAACCCTGATGCGGCGGGAAGGCAAGACAGCGTCGGATGCCTGGCGCCAGGCGGAAGCTGATGTGAACGCCGGACTCGGCCAGTAAACCGGAGAGGCACCTCATCCAACCAAGCAACCAACACAAATCTCGAACCCTGTAAGTATGAGTCAAAAACTAATGGAAGCGCAGACCAACACATTGCGTGGCCTGCGAAAGATCAATTCAGCCGAGGCGCTGACCGATAAGGAAGCCCGGCTGGTGATGCTGGCGGATGCCGGCACGGTGGAGGAAGTGGCCCTGCCGAACGCGGTCACGGACATTTGCCCGTTCGTGCTGCTCGAGGGCGCGGCCCAGGACGCGGATAGCACGGTGCTGCCGCTGTGCTCGGAACAGCAGGTGCGCCTGCTGGCGAAGGCCACGGGCAGCGCTGGCGATGTGCTCGTCCTCGCCACCCCCGACGGGACGGATGATGGCATGGTGATCACGATTCCCGCCACGGGCGGCGTGTACTTCAGCCCCGGCATCGCGGAGGAAGACTTCGTGGATGGTCAATTCGTCAAGGTCCGGCCGTTGCCGCGCATGGTCACCGTGCCCACGGCGTGGACGGTTCAAAACGCGAACGGCGCGGTCTCGGCATTGACGTTCAGCGCGCAGGCCGCACAGGCCGAGTGCGAGGCGTTGCGCGACCTGGTGGAGAAAATGAACGACGATCTGATCGCGCTAAAGGTCATCCTTAAGGCTGACGGCATCGTCAAGGACGCGGGCTAAACCCAACCCCATAACGGACACACACTGATCACTGACACCCCTGACAACTGACATCTGATATTATGAGCAAACTCTCAAGCCTCAGCAGCAACCCGATGATTGCTGAGTATGCGCAAACGACGGCGGCGGGCGCCATCCAGCCCATTGCCGATTACATCGCGCCGACCGTGGCTGTGGCCACGAGCATCGGCCAGTTCAAGAAGTACAATCCGAAGTCGCGATTCCGCATCCCGGACACGCGCCGCGGGATCGGCGGGCGGGCCACCACGCTGGAGTTCTCGAAGGAGGACGGCTCCTACAACTGCGAACCGCACGCGATTGACGTTCCGCTGGACGAGCTGGAGAAGCTCGAGGAAGCGGACATGGTCAACGGGATCAACGAGCGCGCGGACGAGGCCGCTTACATCTCCGGGCTGTCCCACGAGAAAGCGGTGATCGACGCGGCCCTGGTCGCCGCCGGCGCGGGCACGGGCAAGACGTGGAATTCATCGGTGGATCCGGTGAGCGACCTTGACGACGCCATCTTGACGGTGATGAAGGCGGCGGCCATTGGCAGCGGAATGCAAATCGGAATCGTGTTCGGGCCCACGGCCTGGAAGATCACGAAGAACCAGGCGGCTGTGCGCGGCCGTATCATTGTTGGAAAAGGCGCGCCCGTTGCCACGGCCGTCCCGACGCTCGATAGCTTCGGGACTCTCCTGATCGGCGAACCGTCCGTCCGCACTTCGTTCATGGTCGCGGATACGACCAAGGAAGGCTTGGATCCGGTCCTCGACTTCTTGCTGAGCAACGTGGTGCTCATCTTCGCGCGGAACCCGAATCCGACTCGGCGCGATCCGTCGTTCATGAAGACGTTCCGCCTGCGCAACCAGTGGATGAAACCCCGGTTCTACACCCGCGACGATAACCGCGTGGAATACGCGGGCTTCGATTGGTCGGAGGATGTCCAGGTGGCGAACTCCGGCGCGGTGGTCCGGCTGAACATTAGTTGATTTCGCGCAAGCGAAACGTCACACCCCAACAACGCAACCACGGAATGCACGGCATGATGAAGGAAACCCAAGCTCCCGAGTCAGCCGTGCATTCCTTTTCTCCCGGCGCCGGACCCGGACCGATTACGATTACGATTACGATTACGAGTAGGAGGGGAGGCTGAAAGATGAGCAACTGGATCACGATCGCGGTCACTGACCTGAACGACTACCTGGTGGCCGCTCAGGTCAATGCCTTGCGCACGGCCGCCCTGGCAAGCGGCCAGGCGGACCCGTTTACGAACGTCATGCGCGATGTGATCGCTGAGGTGCGGTTCAAGATCCAGAGTTGTCCGGCCAATAAGCTGAGCGCCACGGCTTACACGATTCCGCCGGAACTGAAGAAGACGGCGTGTTACCTGATCCTGGAATCGATGCAGAACCGGATCCCGGCGCTGAAATTGACCGAGGATCAGAAGGGCCAGGTCGATCGCGCGGTCGCGCAACTGAACCGGATCGCGGATTGCCGGGATAAAATCACCCAACCCACCGACCCGATCGGGACCGATGCCACGGCATCAAGCACGCCTTCCATCATAGCTAAACCCCTGAGTTTCACGCGAATCAACCAAGACGGAATCTGACCAGGCTCAGCCTGGACCCAATACTATGGCCGACGAAACAGTGTCCACAGTTCACCCGCAAGTGGGTGATCAACCGAACA